ATTCTGCGTGGTTGCCGCCTTGATGCAAACATACAGGTTTCCATCGGAACCCGTCGTGTAAGCACCAACAGCAAAGGGTCCGCCGCTGACCCAAGCACTGGGAGGAGTGGTGATGCCGGACGTCGCCACGAAGATGTTGAGGTCTTCGTTGAAAACGTAGTCCGTCGAGCCAGTGCCGGCAACGAGGGTCGCCGCTGTGGCTGCGGTTGCGACGGCGTCGAACAGGCCAAACACATAGCCGTCCTCAGTCGCGCCCACTTCTGCCTTGGCCAGATTGAGAGAACGGGCAACGAGGTCGAAGCGACGTTCCTTGATCTGGGTGATCGGGATCATGGGATTGGCAACGATTTCGAACGTCGGAACCGTCACACGAATGGGCTTGGTTACCCGGACAATGTCGCCGCCTTCTTCACCAACCACAAAGGCCTCGACGAACGACTTACCAGTCGCGTCAAATTCCTTGTCGTAGATGGGAAGTGCGCCATCCGGAAGGGTTTCCACCATGAGTGCCTTGCGGGCAATCGACATATAGTCACGGCGGCGTCTCAGGGAGGGTCCGAGAGAAGCTGCGAGCTTCTGACGTCCGCCTGCGGTTTTCAGCAACTGACCCAACTGCGCTGTCTGCTGCTGAGTTCTCGAAAGAGTAGCCATTTGAATTTCTCCGATTTCTCTCTTTAAGAGCAGCGTTGGGTTAGATCAGTGATCCGACGCCCAGCAGGAAAGAGTTCTGCTGAGTTGGGACTGCTGTGACAAGTCCAACGATCTTGGCAACTCCACCAGGTGTTGCATTGGTGTAGAGTCCAGCCGCGCCGCCAGTACCCGCGTACAGCGGAGTGCCGACCACGTACTGCTTGGTTGTGTCATAAGCCTGATTGTCGACCGAACCCTTCCACATGGAGCGGACGACAGGGGCCTTCTTGGAGCCAGAGGGACCGATAGCGCCGGCAAATTCACCGGGGCCATTGATGAGTGTCCCATAGGGCGACATGGTGTTGCCATCGCAGGGAGCGATAAGAGCAGAGCCGTCGGAGTAAGTGCCTACGACCGCCATGATCTTTCCGCCCAAGTAACCTGCATTGGTCAACGTGAGCTGGTCAGTACCGGGGTCACCTGTGAGGGTGACGTTTGGAACCGTGGTTCCATCGTTCTGACCGTAGTATCTTTTGTGATTTCAGTAACTTACGTCTTATCCTGTTACTGAAAGATAAGCCATTTCTGTTCTGACTTATCACTCATGGTTCTTTGCTGATTCCCATGAGAGCGGACTATCGCATCGTCATTCTTTATTTTCTGACGTCCTCTCGCTTAGTCTCTCAGGCTGCCAAGATCATTTACTGATCCGCTTGCCCCCTGTTGGCCATCTCAGCTTCCAAGTCAATAAGAGAGGATTTATCCTGGACTATTCGCTCACGAGCAGTCAATCCAGTTTCAACATTGGATTCCTTGCTTCCTTGTAGGAGCTTGATTTTACAGAATCACCAGACCAGTCTAGCAAGGACAAAGTCTATAGATCACCTGTACTCCTACAAAGAAGGGGGATGAATTCTCTATCTAGAACGATTTTTATCCTAACCATAGTTTTGACCGAGTAGTAGTATCATATAGATATGAACAAGTGTGAAGTAAAGCAAGCATTTTTGAACAAGCTGGTGAACAATCTAGGATCAGAAGAGTACCTAGATAAATACTTAGACTGGGTATTTTCTCATGAGGATTCGACTGAATTGGTAGTAGAGAGACACCATATTCTTCCTCGATATCCATTCAAAGAATATTCTGTATTCAAGAAAAATCCATGGAATAAGCGAGTGTTTACTCCTAAAGACCATGTATGGGCACACTACTTTCTATTCAGAGCTTTCCCAGGAGTAAGATCAGTCGTTCAGTCTTTTTGCTTCATGTTTGCTGAGTATGAAAATAGATGGCAAGCAAGCAAAGATCTGATGATTTCAGAAAGCGGAGTTGAAAAAATATCAGAAGCATACCAGAAAGCCAAGGAAACGAATCTAACTGTTCTTGCCAAGTTTTGGAGTCCTAGACAACGGGCCCAACAAGCCGAAATTCAGCGTAGAGTAAATCAGTATGATAATAGGATTGAGCGAAACTATACCTGTGGCAACTGTAACCGAGAATTCAAGCAAATTCGTAAATCTGTATTTGCAGGTCATCGCAAAGCCTGCTTGGCCACCAAACCTGCTATAAACCCATACCACGAAATTCTACAGAATCAAGAATGGATAATTTCCTCTCATATAGGTGCTTACTACAAGTACATACATTCAGTTGATTCTCGTGTGATTGAAGTAACCTACAACTCTACTAATGACAAAACCTGGTTCTGCGGATCCGTTTCTGGAACCACAAAATCCTCTCTTCTAACATTTCTCTTCACCGGCTTCCTCACCAAACACAAACCCACCCCAGCCGAGGAAGCTGTGGATCGTTCCAAGATGAGATTCAATTGTTCTGGTTGTCAGGAGATAATTGTAGGACTAGGCGAATTCAATCGACACAGAGGAACTTGTCAAAAGAATCGGCTCAGAGGTTAATCTGAGCCGACCCTGTGATGTAACTGGTTTTACTGGGTTTACATGTCGTCGTCGCTGAACAGCAGAGACGCCAGATTGGATTCCGCAGCAGGAGCCGCCGCAACCACAGTCTTCAGTTTGGTGATGGACTTCTTGGTGCCGACCTTGGTGTTGGCCTCGGTGGGCTCTTCCTGGTGCGAAGTCTGATCACGAGTGGTGTCGTAGTCGTCCTGGTCGAGACTCTTGAGGATGTCAGTCAGCAGAGAATCTTCGTGATCGGTTTCGTTGTCACGAGGATCCTTGCCAACGGCATCAGTCTTGAAGGTCTGAGCGATATCCCCAGGCTTCACGACCTTGGACAGAGACGCATCCACTTCGGCATACTTGGTGCTGCCCAAGAGACGAGCCATCGGGTCAGCATCGGAGGCAGTCAGGTCGAACATGTCGCCGATGGGAGACTCTTCCATGCTGGCTTCCATGTTCTGGGCTGAACTGGGCAGGAAGTCATTGTCGTCTTCGCCGGCAGTGACGTTGCCATTGTTGGCGAGAGATGCTTCCTTGTCCTCGAGCTTGTCGTTGTCGAAGATGCTTTCAAGGTTGAGCTCTTCGGAATTCTCCTCGATGTCATCCTTGATCTGTTCGATGTCCTGGATGACTTCGTCGATCTGCTCAACAACTTCGAGCTTCTCTTCGTCGCCAACCACTTCCTCGGACTCACCTTCAGGCTTCTCTTCGCCTTCACCCTCTTCCGGCAGAGGAGGTAGAGGCATGTCGCCGCCTTCTTCAACTGGAGGAGCCGTGGGGCCTGCAGCCGGGGGAGCCATGTCCTCAGGACCGGCCTTCTTGGTCTTCTTGGACGCTGTTGTCGCCATCGAGCATTCGCCTTCCAGGTGATCCTTGCCACAGGCAGAGCAGGCCTTCTTGGTCTTGGCTGCTTCCTTGGGCGTGACCTTCTGGTCGCTCATGGTCTTGTCGACGGTGTCCTTTTCACGATCGCCAGCCTTGCCGGCATCGATCTCAGCAGGTTCCTTGCGGATGGGTTCGGGATAAGCAGGAGGCACCGGGCCAGCGTCCTTGCGGTCGTCAGCCTTCTTCGTGGTGGCACTCTTGGGATCACCCTTCAATTCAGACTTCACAGCACTCTCTTCACTGGCAAGAATGCTTGGGTTCTCCATGAGGTCGTTCATCGTGGTCTTGGTGACCGACGCGATCGCCTCGCAGGTCTTCTGGAAAGCAGCATTTCTCGCTGTCTGCCGGCAGATGGCCTTGAGAGCCTTGGTGGTATTCGCCAGAAGAGATTCTGCTAGCTTCTGTTGAATGGTTGCAGGGGCTGTGGGCAAAAGAGTCTTAGCAACAGTCCAAGCGGAAGCGACTCTAGTCTGTGCTTCCTTATTGATCGCTTCTGCTCTCTTTGATTTGATAGCAGCGATTCTATCCTTAAGAGAAGAAGACTTCGTGGTTTCGGTCGCAGTCGCCATGGTTGTGTTGCCTTTCTTCTGAGCGGTAGGCACCGGAGTGCCTTTCTTACTTGGAGTCGGGAAGTTGGATTTCTTGCTTGATGCCGTAATCGGTGCCTCTTCAGCAGGAGGTTCTTCCTCGACAGGTGGCTCTTCCTCGACAGGTGGCTCTTCCGCCGGTGGCTCTTCGCCGGCAAGTTCATCACCGGAAGGAATTTCATCCATGGTGTTTTCTTCAACAGGCGGAGGTGCTACAGGCTCTTCCAGGGGAGGAGGTTCAACAGCTGGTGCAGGAGGAGGCAGGGGAGCTTCAGGTGCGAAGTTGGTCATGGGAGGAGCACCCATACCCAAATCATCCATGCCCATTCCTTCATCAGCCTCGCCGGTCGCCATTTCCACGACCAACGGATCGATTTCGCCAAGAGACTGCTTCATCTCATCTGACCAATCGCCGCCCTTGAGAGTGTCCCAAGCATTGAGAACCTCGATGCCCTCGCGAAGCTGACGGATATCGGTTTCCATGTCCTCACGCTTCTGGGCAAGGGAGTCAAACTTGACTGAAGAAGTCGGCAGAGACATGATCTGGTCGTCAAGCATGTCAAGATCAGCTTCCTTCTTCAAGAGAGCCTGTTTCAGTTGAGAAAGTTTACGCATTGCGCAGTCTCCAGTGAAGATTTGCTTCTAAAGCAGCATCATCACCATTCGAATTAAGAATCAGGGAGTCGCTATTTTGTAAAGAAGCGACTTTCTGGTATCCAGCAGCAATCGAATGAGTGAATTTGGTCTTGGGTCCGGTCCATGTATCATTGCCGTTTTCATCAGATACAATACCACGAAGTTCCGCGCCAGGGAAGGCCGGAGTCTCAACCCAGCTGGCTTCAATGAACTTCACGCCTGCGTTGGGGAGTGAAGGATGCCCGCACAATTCAGCTATGCGACGAGGGATACCATCCTCGTCCGGCATGAACATTCCCTTCTGAAAATTGAGATGCTGACAGTATGTGTTGGCGTCAGTTACACGTGCACCACAGAAGGAACAGATCACCAGATCCGTCACGCATCCCATGGACATGTACTTGACCTTGCCACTCCGGATGTCCCCGATCAACTGCTCGTGAACCATCTCAGTGGCAACTAGAATGTCACAGAACCAGACCCATACATCGGGAGGAGAGATCGACACTTTGCGCAGTTGTGCGTCAAGAATGTGACCCTTGGCATGCTTGGAATTTTGAAAGTGTTCGAGGAAGTTGAAGGCTCCAACGAAAGTCTTGTGAGACATCCGCAGGACCTCGTTCGACCAAGCATCGTCGTTGTTGTTGACGAGGTGACTGCATTCCGGCTTGATGAGGTAATCGAACGGAGTGTTCTCAACCATCACGCTGCTCATGATGCAGCAGTGTGACAGGAGATACTGAGAGGACTCCGCGATCTTGCTCAGTGACGCCCTTTTCTGTCCAAAACCAAACGCACGATTGGCATACATCTTTCCCCAGTCATCAATTGAGACAACGGGATTGGCTAATGTAGCCTGCGAGATTTTGTGTCCAAAAGGCAGTTTCGTCATTGTGCTTCCTATAGAGAGTCTCTTAGTCAGATTTCCTTCTCAGCAACTACTAAACATGAGATCAGATGCCTCATCTCAGGCTCTTCATCTTCTTCCAGAGCATCTTTGTCGAGGTGTCTGCGTAGATCATTGCGCGGTGGGAGCTTCGTCGGAGACTCGTGGATATCCACTCCTGCTACAATCAAACCGGGAGGAATTCCTTCCACCAAGTTGGCATCCTCATCCTTGTTCTCAGTTCCCTTCTCAGCCAGAGGGTTCTTGTACCCGCGAGACTCCTCAGCATATTCAGGAGTTTTGTTGTTGATCGGAGAGTCCGGAATACCGTCAAGATCTGCACCGCCCACCCCTCTGGGAATAGGTCCATAGAATGGTGTTGCAGTCTTGTCGATGCCACAGCAATTTCCGCATTCATCACAACTTTCATTGTGATTTTGCTCATGTCCACAGTCAGGACATTTGTATCCGGTTGCTTTCCGTTGAAGAAGTTTGCTGTGCATCTTAGTGCCTCTTATATGGACTGTAAAATACAGAAAAGGCGAGAAAGTCTAGCTCTCTCGCCCTTTCCTTGCTGTGGAGTTGGAAGATTAGCTTCCAACCAAAGAAAACAAGAGACTTCTGCCTGTGGGATCGTTTTTATTGAGTCCTGCGTCGATGAACTCACCGTACACGCTCCCCGAACAATCAAAGATATCCGTCACCACAATCTGGCAATCTTCAGTTACCGCTGCCTGCTCGACCTGGTAGTTGGATGTGTAGGACTCCATCCAGCATCCCTCGTAAACTGTGGCCACAGCGTAGATTCCGGTGTTGCCATAGTTGTTGAGACCGCCCTCATTGTTGAAGTATGAGGCCACTGTTGCATCGGGGCCTGCACCACTGCCAAGCTCGGACACCAGTTCCGAGAAGGCAATCTCGGTCTTGATATCGAAGGGCCACTTGTGGTGACGCAGTGAACGGACCAGGCCGGAAACGCCAGCCTTGTATCCCATCATCTGCTGAAGATTTGCCAGGTACAGAGCGGTGCGATTCACAGAGATTGACATCGGGGCCGTCACTCCGGGCACAAGCTCAGCAACCTGATCACCAAATCCCAAGCCACGCACCGCTTCGACATTGCGCTGTTCCTGAATGTTGAAAGAAGACGTCACTCCCAACTTCGTGAACTTGCCGTTGCCCACCGCATGTGAAAAGATGCGGAAGCGAGTTGAAAGCACCGTAGATGTTTGTGGCGTTGCTCCCTCTTGGTAAAGATATGCGCCCGTTGCCATTGTGAATCTCCTTTGCCTAGAAGGCCTGTAGCTTCAGTTTCCGCTTTGCCCAACCATCACGCATCGCTTGTCTAGTGACCACTGTGGATTTCCGTCCTGGTCTGCCCTTAGTGTTGGCTCTCAGCCTAGCCTTGGATTCTTCAGACCACACATATCCTTTGTGAGACTCGGACAAGTTTGTTAAGTGAGAAGGGCTAAGAGTATAGCCGGAACGACAATGTCCCTTAGCGTACTGATTTCCCTTCATGGCTATCCCTATGGCAAGACTATGTTCTTCAGAGTTGGACTGACCTTTTCGATTGGTCTTTCCCATCATTGATAGCCGAATTCTCTCTCTAGCCTCTGAAGACTGAGTAGTTCCTGCTCTACTGCCTGCTTTGGAACAAAGATTGAAACCTTTGTTGTATGAATCAAATGCGTCAATTCCCAATTGTTCAAAAATCAGCACGTCACCCTTGGAACAGTAGGCAAGCACTTCAAATACAAAAGCGTCTTTTCCATACTTATTCCAGCTAGCCTGCAACTTAGGATTGCAGTGAGTTCCCAAAATCAATTCCTGACGATGTCTACTCCAGCGATTCTTAAAGGAATAGGCACTTCCCACGTACACTTGATCAGTCACAGTGTTGCGAATTGCATACACACCGCAATCTGACCAATCTACCATGATTCAATCTCCTGTGTGCTTCTAACTCTGGTGCCCGGTAGTGAGAAAATCGGAAGTAGTTATTCCGCCGCCGCGATCATCAAACCACCCAGTTTGTACTTCGCGCTTGACTTCTTAGTTTCAAGAGCCTTCCTGGCCTTTTCAGATTCCTCTTCTTCCTGCTCCTGCTGCTTGACAAGTGTCTTTGTCGCATCGGCCATCCGAAGAGAGGCAGCATAGATGGACTCGACCGCTTCGCGAACTGGACGAGTTCCATTGACAGTGCTCAGAACCTTGGATTCGAGGTATGTGTTCTTCAGACTGGCGACGTATCCTTCAGCCTTCTTTACTGCAGAAGCCGTAGAAATTTCAGCAGCAGCGAGCTTCTCAGGGAGAACCACCCTGGTCTTCACGATGCCGGTGTGATCTTCCAGCTTTCCGTGAGCTTCAGCAATTTCCGGAACTCGATCGCCGCCTTCTTCGAGATCCATGGTCTTGTCGTTAACGGAAATCCAACCAGCCTTCTTCTTGTTGGAGGCGAGACGAGGTTCGCCATCCTCGACCTGGACCGGACGAGTCTTGAGTTCAGCCGTCATGGTTTCGATCAAGAACTGAGCCGCCTTGTCGTTCGCAAATTCCTTGCCACCCACGAGAGCCTTCACCATTGAAGCCAGGACGTCAGTGCTGACAGCCTTGAGAGCTTCATCAGTGGATTGGTATTCCTGAGGAGCCGTAGGAACTGGAGGTGCACCAACACCAGGAACCGGAGGTGGAGCAGCCACAGGCTTTGGAGGAGCCGGAGCCGCAGGAGTTACCGAAGGTGCTGCTTGCTTGCGACGTGCGATCATCTTTGATTTCATTTTGTCTTCACCAGACGAGAAAATGTGGGGAGGATTCTCCTCCCCGTGGGTTACAGCTGTGTAGCCACCGAGAAGGTGACCAGAATATACTTCATAGCAAAGATAGGCTTGATGGCCACAGTGACCAGAGCAACGGTTGGATTGGTCGGACTTGCAATCACCGACAGATTTGCGAAAGCCGATAGAATTTCGTTGCCAACCAGTGACGTCAAGATCGAGTTGGAGACGATCGTGATGTCGTTCAGGAGTTGAGCCGTGAACTTGCGAGCGATGAACTGCTTGAGTCCAAGGCGGAACTGCTGGCGAGTGTAGTCGACGATAGTGGTGGAAGTCGGCTCGCTGGTGATCGGGTTCGAAGGATCAGTGGTCAGGTAGTCGCGAACATACAGTGCTCCGTTGTTCTCTTCCAAGACCGTGATTCCGCTTCCTGCCATGAGATCCTTGGTGGGATCGTCGTAGCGTTGCAGAAGCTGAGTGAATCCGACCAGGTTCTGGTTGGTGAGCGAGGTTGCAACGTCGTTTGCCGTGTTGAGGTTCAGGCCGGCAAGAGCCGCCGCAATGAATTCGCCCGTCACACCGATGACTTCGTAGACTCCGTTAGCATCCTGTGTTGGAAGCTGCAGCGCTGCATAGAACGGTGCCACCGCGACGATGCGGGAATTGGCAAGAGACTGAGCATACTGGCGAGCTAGAGTCGGAGTGGTGAACTGATTGAAGCCCACAAATCCGATTGCCTCTCCACGATTACGAACCTGAGCCTGAGTGATCAGCTGGCGAGAAAGTGCCTGCTGTACCGTCAGCGAAGTGCTGAGAGGCACGATCACGTTGACCTTGGAATCGCTTCCTGGTAGAGTTGTGGTCAAAGTCTGCAAAGCCGCGATGTACTCGGAGTCGGCGGCCTGGTTCGAGTTAAGCTGCTGTGGTACCTGGATGCAACCAAAGGTCTGAGCACCATTGAGAGTCGCGAGATAGATGCCCAAGGACAGACGGTTGATAGCAGAAGGCTGTCCGTATGCCGCATAGGCATCCGCCGCGCTGGTGTACAACTTCAGAGCGTAGTCGCTGGCCTGCTTTGCGACCGTGTAGGTGATGTAGTAGTACTCACCCACCGAAGGTCCATTGCCGGATCCATTGAAGGTCGTGATGATGGCCGTGTTGCCGGTGCCCACATTGAAGAACTGCTCGACTTCAGTCCAGACTCCCGGAACGTCGATGGTGGGAATCTGTGAAGCATGGCGAGTTGTTGTATTAGACACCGTGATGGCAATCGTGTCTAGAGCAACCCAAGTATAGCCAGTCTGGAGGATCGTGTAACCGTAACTAAGAGAATCCGTGGGATTGACCAGGGTGAACTTCAGTCCCGTTGTGGCATCGACATAGGTCTGTCCCAGGTAACCTGTACCCGCTGATCCACCGCTGCTAAGTGAAGAAGTCACGATGAAGCGATCTGCGTAAGGACCAGTATTGACAGTGGCAGTACCTCCAGAAAAGTTAGTCGGACCTCCAGCTACAGCAGCATTTCCCGCGATACCCGAAGTGAGGGTAGCTGTGATGGGACCTGCAATCGTTGTGGCTACTGGGGTTGAAGTGAACAGAGAGAGGATGTCTCCCATAGTGCGAACACCAGAAGAAGCAGTAGTGATGTTCACCGAGATTGCTTCTCCCAGCTTCGTGAGAGCAAGGCTGTCTGCAACTGCTGAACCTGCCACGAAAGTGATATTGGTCACACTGTTTGGAGCAGTGCCGATGTTGTGAGCCGTGACAGTAAGACCTTGGATAGTGGCAGACGCCTGATTTCCAGGAGTAGTTGTGAGATATAGATTGTCGTTCTGAAAAGTGATGGTTACAACTTCATTCGGTCCTTCAATCGCTGCCTTGAGATCGGAGAAGTCATAGGGCCAAACCACTGTGTCATCTTCAGAAGCTGGGGTGATACCGCCCCCAGTCATGATTGTAGAAATCTGTGCTGTCGGAACGACAACACCATTCTCATCAGTGATAGTGTACCCACTGATGGCAGGATTCGTGGCCGTCAGTGAAAGGGTGTGATCGTTCAACACAGAGCGATAGTAGGAAGCGTACACGAAAGATCCGATTGCCGGAGGATTCTTGAGAACCACCGTCGCTGAATCTCCACGAAGGCTCGAAACAGTCACAGTTCCTGCATTGAAAGCCGTGACTGGATCCGGTCCCACATACACATTGATAAGGGTAGGATCGTTGGTCGGATTACCCAAACCAGATCCGTCGACCGGCACATCGGCCAGAGTGAAGCTCAGGTTGACACTGTTGCTCACTCCGCCGGTGGCTTGACGAAGATACGCATGATCGTCCTTCAAGGTCGTGATGATGTAAAGACCGTTGAAAGGAGCGGTTGTGCCGATCACTGCTCCCTGTTCTGTGGTGACCGCTGCTCCCCAGGAGATGGTGTTGCCACTGAGAACGTAGTCAATTCCCTGAATATAGTCAGATCTGTCAGGACCAAGGCCCACTTCAATGATCGAACTGACATTCGGAGAAGGAATGACGTCGAAGGTTCTCTGGTAGGTGTTGGTGTAGTAGGAGACTTCCAGAGTCTGGCCAGTGGTGACGCCAGTCGCCAGAGTGAACTGTCCTGCTGCTCCATTGACTGCCGTGACTGAGGCTGCTGTGCCGTTCACCAAAACCGTCACATCGGCAGGAGTAGTGGTTGCGGCTCCAGCGTTCGATCCGTCGGTGATGGGAAGGTGAGATACGGAGAAAGTCGTGTTGGTGCTCTGACCAGTTCCACCAACGAAAGGAGTGGCTGAGACAGCAGTTGCCGGTGTGGTAGAAGCAGAAGCGACCAGGATGTACCCTGCCGACAGAGTCAGAACATTGTTGAGCAGAGAAGCCACTTTGCCCACGGTGCGAATGGTGCTGCCAATGTCGTTGTTCCGAAGTTCCACACTCACTGCATTGCCATTGACCGTGACCGCTGCAACGTCAGCAACTCCATTCATTGAAGAAGCCAGGGTGAAGGCCAAAGTCACTTCATTGCCTGTCGCCCCAGGAACTGAAAGAGACAGGGCGAGAGTCTGGAGAGTCAGGGAAGCGAAGGTGGGAATCTGGTTGGTCAGATTCTCGTTGGTGATCAGTGTATCGGTGCGATCGAAGGAATAGTTGACCACCACATCTGAGCCGGCAGGGATCTCGTAGCAGGTGAACTGGCCAAGAGCGCCGTTCAAAGCAGCAACTGCACACTGGATTCCGTTGGCCGAGACCGTGATATCAGAAGGATTGGTGGAAACTGTGTCGGTTCCATCGCCAGTCACAACCGGGTAGTAGGAAAGCTGGAATACAGTGGTGATTCCGTTGGCCTGAGATGAAATGTCCTCGCCAACCACCGACTCATTGCCACCCGCCACAGACCCGCGAGGAATTTCGACATCGGAGTACGTGAAGGACTGAACACCTTCTCCGATGAGCACCGGGACACGAGCCGTGCCGAAAAGCGGAGTGCCCGCATTGACGATGACTGTGTCAGTATAAACTCCAGGACGGGTGTATTGATCGAAGAGCGCCATTGAGATTTCTCCCTCTTAATTCGGGTATTGAAGTCCTTTTCTTTGGAAGTCAGCGACTTTGAGTATCCAAGAGATGAAATCAGATTCCGTCATGCCCTTCTTCGCATGATTGCACACTTTACAACAAGGCACCACATTTTCCATCTGGTATCCCTTGGAATTATCAAGACGATCAATCCCATTGAACGCAAATTGTTGGAGATCAGAGCGAACACCACTCAGCGAGAAACCGCAGTAGTGACAATCTCTCTTTACAAGCTCCTCCACTTGAGCATCTGAAAGTTCAAATGCTATTTTGCGATTAGCGGCATTGTTCTTGTAGTCCTTTATTACAAACCACAGTTTGTTCAACGAGAAGAGAAATCTTTTAGCACAACCACAACTGAGAGTATTTCCCGATCCCAAAGCATCTCCCATTATCGTCTTTTCTTTTCCACAATCACAAATACACAAATAGCGAGAATACTGATGGTTAGAGGCCAAAATCTCGTTGGCTAATTTCTCCTTCACCAACAACATTCCGATTCTTTGACCAGTTTTATTCTTTCCAGTGGGACTTTTGTGATTCATACAACCACAGCTTTTTGTCTTGTCCAAGTTACTTCCTGACACCACCTTTTCTGTTCCACACTCACACTTCACATTCCAGAATACACCTCCGTTTTCTCGATAAGCCTCCCCTTTGACGGTTAGCATGTTGAAGGTTTGTCCTGTCAAATCTCTGAAGTTTTGTCCACCCCACATAAGTTCTCCTTGTACAGAGAACCCGGAAGTCGTACCTTGGTTTTGTTTATCGCTTTATGAGACGAGCATCCCCTTCAGAGAGGCTCTCGTATCCTTTAGTCTGTAGTCGCTTGTTGGTATCAGTCCGGATCGTCTTTTTTAAGTCAGACAGGGGTTGGAACTCGTTTCGTCCAGTAAGAGAGACACCCTGGATCTTGGATTCCGTACGGACCTTCTCTCGAAGTTCTTGTCTTCTATGAATATCGTCCCACCTGGCATTGGCATCTCTGCCAACTGCGACATCAATAGTCTGATGTGTCATGTTGGCAGTCAGCACAGCCGGTGCTCCAAGTTTGTGCTTGGCAACTCCTCCACACTTTGGACACACGCGATCGTCAAAGTTGGCTTTGGACATCGGACAGACTATCTCTTGGATCGTGCTGCAATCAACGCATCGAAACTCGTATCTCATGTCATCCTATTCCGGTACCGGATTTGGATATGTTCCAGCATCCCACCGTGAATAGGGTAGATGTGGCTGAAACAGCAAAGTGTCTGATGTGAGAGCTTTCCCAATTACAACAGTCCAATCACAATTAGTTAAAACTTCTCCTGCATAGTCTTGAGTCAGAGATCCATCGTGAGCCACATAGATGATTCCCCCCACAGTAAAGGATGCTCCCGAAACTGTAAATGTAGTACCATACGCATTCGCAACTGTAGCTGTGGAACCTGCTGTGGCTGGCTCTAGAGCAATACCGTCTACATAAGGAATACAAAATTCTCCGGCAACTTGAGGTAATGCCACAAGAGTGGGAAGTACTGGTGTAACTTTACCACTTGAGTCTACCGAAACCGCTTGTCCTGCCACAAGGTTGACTTCGGCTGTGAGCATCATGGTACCCGTGGGAGGAACCGAAACTGGCAAGGAGTTAGTTGTATCTGGACTGGTATTGACCGTAATCGTTAAGTCTGTTCCTGATTGAAGTTCTACATCTTCACTTGAAAATGCAAGCAGTTGAATAGTATCTCCAGCGTTGAAGTTGTAGGTCAAGGAAAAGACTTCAGTTTGAGGATCGGTTGAATCAGTCGATAACGTCTCAGTGCCCAAGACTGTAGACCCATTGAGCATGAGCATATAGCCAAGATTGGCCAAAGCAGAGGTTGATCCCCAATCCAGATCTCCACTGACGAGATAACTTCCGCCCTGATTGATGACTATTGTGTCTGGATTTTCAAGGAAGCCACCGTTGTCGTAATCCACTGTCTGAAAAATAACCGGAACTCCTCCCAGTCCTGCTGAAGTAGGAACCAGTTCGTCGATTGTTGTCAGAACGTGAGCTCCGGAATTCTGAACAGTGCTGATCATAGCGGTTGCTGCTGCCACTGCTGCTGAAATCGCCGACTGGAAATTGTTCTGGAAGGTCATCAGATTTGCATAGCTCTGGTTGGTGCGGAGCATTGCCATTTGAACAGGAATCGATTGCGATTGAATATCCGGACGTGCCAAGAACGTTGCAGCATCAAAGAGTCCACCACTCCATCCAGGTGTGTCACTAGGAGGAGTGTTGTCAAGTTGAGGAAGAAATAATTCGTTTGGAATCGGAAGTAGAATGGAACCTGGCACCCAGTTCTGATTCTTCGACAGAAAGTCGGCTTCCATAGTGTTGTAAATCGTGTTGGATCCCAAAGGATCAATGGCTGAATCGAGAGCCGCCGGATAACTCACAACCTCCTGAATAAGACCGATGTTCTGAGTTAAGAACGTAGACAAGTTTGAACGGAATTCCCTCCAGAACTGAGAATATCTGTCTACCAGTGCCGCCTGGGCGAACTG